CAAGCCGTTGGACTGTAGAATATGAGTTAATTCTAGAGGCGCATCATCGGCTTTGGTTTTTCCCAAGCTGGCAAGCAGTTTTTTCCATCCGCTTTCACACGGTGAGTGTTTCTTAATGGCGTTAAGCGTTGTTTGCATCTTTATCCCCTTTGTTGATGCCTGATAGGCTGGCACGGTGCGCTTTCTCAATCTGATAAATGGCGTTCGCCAGATTTGCCGCGTCGTGATTAAGCTGCCCTATGTTGTCCGCATAGTAATTACTCAAATTTAGGGAACTATATACTTCACGCATACAGCACCTTCTTTCCGATATATTCCGAATAGGCCGGAGGGATTGATTCTTTCAAACCATTGAAATCCATCCAGTCTATGCCATAGGCTTCTGGCGCATTTTTAACTGTTTTGGGTGCAATCCCGAGACCCTTACGCAAGGCGCGACTCGCTTTGCTGGCCGTAGTAACAAGCAATGGAATTTTTGAATGGTCACAGCCACTCGGCGCAGACAATGAAAAAGATGTTTCAAAAAACCGATGCCTTTGGGTGCGTAATCCAAACATAGAACCGCATAACATACATGGATTTATCAGTTCTTTTTTGGCTCCCGCAACATTTTCAATGCAAAAATGCTTACCGTTCTTGATAAATTTTTCACGCAATAACGGGATTAGTTTCTGATATTTAACCTTCGTGTCTTTAGGGGTTAAATGGCTATACCCTTGGCAAGGCGGCGAAGCCCAGATAAAATCATAGTCGTCCAACGGAAACACCATTGCATCTGCCTGAATGAATTTGAAGGGGTATTTTGGTTGTGGTTTAATATCAACCCCAACCACATCAAATCCCGCTTGATGTAGCCCCATTGAAGCCCCTCCGGCTCCGCAAAACAGGTCAAGTGCCTTCATGTGTGTCATCTATATAGTTCCCATTATTTTCATCGGGTAAAAGCCAACCAATTCGTTTTATTTCCGCCATAATTCTGGCTGATACTTTTCGATAATACTCCCGGCCAGCATAATCCAATTGTAACCATGATCTATTATCATGCACTTCATCAAATATCGCGCGCGCAACCGTTTCGTTAAGAATTGCGTTATAATCATTTGATTGCCATTGTTCGCTCATTTGCTCTCTCCTGGGTAAGGGGGGGCGGCTTGAAGCATTGCTTTTGGATGTGTTAGCCATGTAAGTACCTTACCCTTTCAATTTCGTTATTGGGGATTTGTATTTTTCCTTCAGCAACCATTCTATCTATAATTCTCCTGTCGTAATGCGATCCGTAGCTGCTTGCTAGTGATCCGGAAGATGGACTATATATTCTGTGGTCACCGTGAATGGTTGTGTACGCATAATTCGGATTGTTAAATTTTTTCAGAAAATCTTGGGATACCCTTTGGTATTCTTCTTCCGTTAATGGATTTTCTCCGAAACTCCCCCCATTGCTTCCAAACACTGCAATAATAGGCTTGCCATTTATTTCTCGATGTTCTACAGAAATTCGGCCGCCCGCTCGTGTCGATACTACTACCCGCCAATCAGCGGGAAACTGTTTCAGTCTTTCAATGTAATTGCCGACTGTAATTAAATCGTTCATCGTGTCATCCTCTCTTAGTCAGTTGGGGGCTTGGGTTAGGGTTGTGCCATCTTTGCATAAATTTCTGTCTGGCTGGGCTGGACTTAAAACGATAGGAACACCATCCATTATGACCACCTTCTTTACCACAACCACATACACCAACGTCTCTCATATCCAGCGAAGTTCTTATAAAACGACTCCTTTTTCCAACGGTTACTTTTGAAATTCCCAATTCTTTAGCTATTTGGCGAATCGAAAAACCCTTACCGATAAGCTCAAAAATTTCTATTTGTTTCGTTTCCGAAAGCCAGTTACTCATAGCTCAGTCTCCTCTGCCGCTTAAATAACTGGTGATATCAGCCTTGCGCCCATCACGGGTGCGGTAGGATTTATTAAGCTCGATTTTCATTTTACGGCCCCTCTATGCATAGTAGTGCTGCCCAAATAATCGCGGCGGCGGTAAAGCCGATTGCCATTAGAGCAAAATAATCGGCGGTGGTGTACTTTGGTTTCATATCTTCCCCCATAGCCGTGCGATAAGCATAAGTAAGTCGCGGTTATTATCATTCGCCGGAACGGACAGAAGAATCATAAAAGCCTGTAGTTTGCGGTAGCTGATCATGACATCACCGCCTTCAGGAAAACCGCGAGGATATAGATCGCAGCGAAAAACCCATAGATCGTGGCCGCGCCGATGATTGCGCCTAGCCAGGTTAGTTTGGTGCCGTTGTTCGTGATAAATGGTTTTCTCATGGTAAATCTCCATCGGTGCTAGGTTGTAATGCCCTAATCTTATTGGATATTAGGTGTTTCTTCTGAAGGGGCGTTCCCCACCGGATAGCAATTTGGTTCGCTAAATCAGAGTGTCCCAAATCATCAAGCAGACGAATACATTTCTGGATTGCCACATCGCCAGATTTGCACTGGCCGTCTATTGGGGCAGTTACTACGCTGCCTTCCGCCGCGTGCGGAACGGTTGTGACATAATGAATAATTGCATTGTGTAATTCAGCGTCACTTGCCTCATCGGTAGTCCATGCACACATCGTGGCAATTAGGCCCGGCAAGTTGTCATCTTGGCTCATTACTGCCCCCTAACTGATAATGGATAAGGATTCGGAGCTATTGGCGGATCGGCCATATTTGCGTCTTGCTCGCGCTGCCATGCTGCTTCAATAAGTTTGTCATTGCAGCTTTCGCAATGGCAGTTCTCGTCCTCGTTGTAGTCGTATGCCTCGGGGTACATGTCGGTATCCACAAACCAGCCGCATTTAACGCATCTGTCGATACTCATGCTACAGCCCTCTCAGCTCGGTCTAAAGCCACCTCTAGGGCCTCCCAAGTCCATTCCCCATACAATCCCTTAGAAAAGGCTTTAGGCTCGGTAATCATTGCGTATTCGTTTCTAACGCTATCGTGCAGCTTAAAGCCTAGATTGATTACCCGCCTCTCAAGGCTAAGTTTCCACCACCGGCGCTCACGCGCGTATTGTTTGGCGCAGTCTACGCAATCCCCGCTGATTGGGTCTACATTCTCGCTGTTGCATTTCTTACATAGCATGGTTTCGGCTCCTGTTGTTGACCTAGAATCAGTATAGATCACTTCTAAATCATTTGCAAGAACTATTTCACCCGCCAGAGCGATTTATTTTTAGCCGTCGTTCGGAGCGTAAAACGCATCTTGGTTTCCTGGTGCATCCGGCGAAAGGCGTGCCGCCATGCTGGCCAATCCGCCAAGGAAAAGGCTATGCAATCGCCCACGGCCACCTTAGACAGCGCGGCTAATTTCTCTTGAATTTTCAAGCTATGCTTGGGTGGTATCATCTTCTGTTTCCCCTTTTTCTGCGTCTAGGTCTGCTTGGCGTGCGGTGTAGCTAAACTCGCGGTTATGCGGTCGAATCACTGCCTTCTGCTCCTCGGTAAGCGTGGCTATGTGTTCCGTATAAGATAGCGTCCCAAGCTCGGCGGCGCGGCGCGCTGCTATCAGTAAGGGATCGGCTTCCTCTGCCGTGCCTTCGATCACCTCAATCCCCGCGTTTATATTATCCACGATGGATTTACGCACCGGCGCGGCCTCCTGTTTTGATAGATCGTAGTTCAATTCATTGTCGTACCTGGCAAGCTCCTGCAGCCCCATGACATCGGCGAATTGTATCTTGCTGGCACGCTTAATCGCTGCTGCCTTGGCCTTCTCAATCGGCCATTGCGCCCAGATATAATCAGTCTTGGCAACCTTGCGGATCTTATCAAGATCGGACTTGCTCACCGCCGTGATTTTCTGAAACCGCTCGCCCCCCTTGCTGTATGAGATTCTCACTAGCACGCCTTGCAGTTTATCCCACCCACTTGCAAAAACATCTTTGCGCGTGAGTTTATAGGACTGAAAGCCGCCATCATCGGACATCGCCAGCGTGTCGCCTTCAAAGATAGCTTCAGCCGTAAAATCCGCGTCCTGATATTTCTCTGCGATCTTGGCGATATAACCACGGAAGCCAATCTGCAACTGTGCGGTGTTTCCGAATTTCACGATATGCGCCTGCTGCCGTCCATCAATCGCAATCTTAAACTGCGCCGCATCAATCATGGCCTGGCAGATACTATCAGGGCTGCATACAGTCAGATCACGCTTGGGATCGCCGGCAGTCTTGCGTATCTCCGCCAGCACGGAACTGGCATAGCGAAACGCCTCCTGCTGTGCGTTCTCGTCGCCAGCCTTCAGCCCTAGCGCAGTCGTAAGCCGATTGGTGACTTCCTGGCTAGTGAGTCGCTGCTCGATAATAGTTAGTGCGTTCATTTTCTTGCCTCCTCTCTAAGCAACTGTTTTATTTCTAATACGTTCGCTGCCATCTGCTTCGTGCTATTGTCTATCTCACAACCATTGAAAAGCAGAAAAATGAAAATCAGAAATATCAATATCCCGCTGGAGTCGTTAGTCATTTTCCACCTTCACGATCACTCGTTTGTTGTTAGTTTTATTGTAATCAAACCATTGCTCTGCCCATTCGTCCCCGCTTATAATAGAGGTCATACCGTCATGAAAAATAACGTGAAACCGACTCCAACTCACATAAGTGACAACAAACTTTTTGCTATAGTCAGTCTTTTCATAAACCTCGCCCACCGATGGCTTGTTGTTCCATATAAAAGGCGGTAATTCCTCTGGTTGATGTTCGCCGCCCCATACTCGGATTCCTTCACTTGCCGTTTTCGACTCTTTCTTAACCTTCCTCTCATTCCAGAATAGCCAACCCGCAGTCGCTAATAGAGCAGCCTCGAACAGCCAGAATATTGCATCAAACATCAGCTTCCCCTGTCGTTAGTTTCTTTAATTCCCATCCTGGCACGCGCATCGGGATAATCTTGTCCGTGTATGACGGCCATACGTTCTTCTCGCGGCAATCCTTTATCTCTGCCAGCAAGCGCGTTAGTTCCCTGCGCCCGTAGTCCAGATAGCTAACACCGGATAAATCGGACATGGGCTTTACGGATTCAAAGCAGCTAATCAGGTATGGCGGCTCCGGCTCGATGCATAAGAAGATGTAGTTGTCAGCCTCTTTCCCATGCAGCGCCTCATAACCTTCCCACGTCAGCGCCGCAGATAGGTGGTAATTAAATTTATATGCATCACTAAAGAAAACATCCGGCTTAACCGATTTCGCGGTTTTCAAATCCACTATCAGGCCATCATTCCGCATCAGATCGGGCCGGCATTTTAATTTCTGCCCTTGTGAGTTTTCCCAGAAAATACTGCTCTCGACGTAACCTGGTGCTTTCAGTAAACTCATCGCCAGCGGGTTTCTCACCAGTGCATTCGCCATACCTTCAATCTGAGCAATCTCGTCCTGCTTTAGAACAGTTTTATTGCCAGCGCGTAGAATCTCCTCTTGAACGTGCTTCCAGCTTTCGTTGTGAATCCATTTCTTAACCTCGCCCTTCTCATTCTTATAAGTCTGCGGCAGTACATGGTAATCCGTGCGCCATTTATCCGGCTCAAGCGCCATCGTATGCACAGCGCAACCAAGCCGTAAGCTAGGCGTGCTTTCTTGCTCGCCGCCGTCAATGTAGTAGTGCTTGAACCGCGCAGGGCAGTCAGCGAACTTGCCAAGCATGGTTTTAGAGAGATAGTCTCTTGCCCCCTGGTACTCGTCCATCGGCATGGATTTGTGGTGAACGGCTGTCATGATTCTGCCCTTTCCTTGAGCATAGCATCGGCGAATTGAAAACAGATCGTTGCTATAGTTTCTTCTGACTCGAATGCCATGCTTTCCAATTCAAGCCGTCCGCTTACAATGTATCCAGTTAAAGCCGCAGCGGCGAAGTAGTCTCTGAGCGTCATGCCAGCATTACTTGGATTTGCTTTAAGTGAATTGAATGCGCGCAATGGGTCTGGAAACGCGCATGGGTTTTCTATTCCGTCTGTTTTATAATTTTTTTTTGGCATAGCCTAATCCTCCAAGCCTAAAGCAAGTTTATAAACATCCACCGCGTCTTCTAATTCCTTGCGGGCTTCGCGCTCCATGGCGCGCAGTTTGATAATCTCGCGCATGGCTTTCTTATCGTAGCCCTTTTCGGCGGCCTCTTTGTAAAGATCGGTGATATCCGAGCCGATGCTTTTCTTTTCATCAAGCAAGCGCTCAATCCTCTCGATATAATTCCGCAAGACTTCGGGGCTTAATGCGCCGCCTGCTAGTGGTAGTTCACTCATTGGTTTTTCCTTCTGCTAGGTTGATAATGTGGCCAATCTGGACAAGATCAGTAACGCCGCTTCTGACGATATTCCTGAGCGTGGTTAGCATCAGATCGGCAGTAGTAAATAACGGCGCGTAAAGTACGTTATTCACCAAGGCGACGCTGTTTCCCGTGTCATGATCGTAAATCGTCACGTTGCCCGTGCGTCCGTTGACTTCTGCTTTCAGGTTCATCTGTCCCCCCGTTGCGTACAAGATGTCTATTAGTTTCGGTTCGTATGGCATCTGTCCTCCTAAGAATCACAATAAAGCATATCAAAATCATTTGCAAGAACTATTTTTGATTATTTCTAAAAAATCTTCCACGCTGCGCGCAACCCCGGCAATACCGCCAGCCGCGCTCACCTGGCCGAGAAAGTTAGCCTGATCATCCTTTAGTGTATCTCTGCCAGCCTTGATTTCCGCTGCCGTATATATGGCAACCTTACTTCCAACCATCGCAGGCGTAATAGTAATGCTTGTCCAGCCGATAAGATCGCTGCTGCCGGGTAAGAGCAAACCCGCTTTCTGCTTATTCTCGCTATATAGCTGGCGAAACATGCCCTTCGCATTTTTGCCTAACACTATCCCGTGCTTGCTGGCCTCAAGCATTATCGCATTCTCAAGTTCCCGCGCTTGCCAAGCCATTAGCGCAGTCTCGTAAAGATACGCCGCAAGCAATAACTTCTAATCAGACTTACAGCCGTGAAAATCAAACCAATAAGAAAATTATCACGCGCGGGAATCTTTATCCCAAAAATCGGAAAAACAAGCATCTGCGTGGCAACTGCAATCAGGTAGCCAATCGCGATATTAGCCAAGGATTCGAGTAAGGACATACGGCGCGACTGCATTAATCCTCTTTAGCTGCATCGATAAATAGGTCTGGTTGAAGCCACGCGTTATGCACGCGCTCACAGGCGATTTGGAAATACTTCGGATCGATTTCTATCCCTATGCCGTGACGGCCCATTTGCTGACAGGCAACAAGCGTTGTGCCGCTGCCCATGAAGGGGTCTGCTACGTGCCCCATTGTCCAGCCTAAAACTTTCTTCATTAAATCTATTGGTTTTTCCGTAGGGTGATAATTATTACCTGTTCTTACATAATTAACAACATCCGATGGCCGACCGTTAGGCCAGGAATGATTAACCCCAGGATAAAAAGCTGCGACTTCTGTTTGCCTTCCATGTTCATGTTCCAGATCTCCCATAGAAAAATTATTTTTTACCCAAGTGATTACACTTTTAGGCTTTGGTATTGATGCCAAATTGTCCCATCTCATAAAAACGTATTTTGAATGAATTGTTGCTAAATTACATGCCCATATTAATAATTCTTCCGAATCATCCGATTCTATAATTCTGTGTGCTTCTTTTCGATAGTTAGACTTAAATGACATGCCATAAGGCGGATCAGTTACCACCGCATCCACCTTTCCCATGGTTGGCATAATATCCCTGCAATCCCCCAGATAAAGCGTTTGGTTGCCGATGACTTCTTTCCTCATTTCAAAAACCCCGCTTTCAGTTTATGCAAATATTTCCTGGCAATAACCGCCGTATATTTCTCGCGGCATAATAATCTCACCTGCTCAACATTTAATCCGTGGAATTTTATATATTTCTTCGCCATCTCAACGCCCTGTTTTTTATCAGGATTCGTGTCGCAGAAAATTATCGTGTCGGGCGGGTAGGTCATGCTGTTATGCCTTTCCGTCTGGCTTCTTGTAAGTGCCAGCCCCATTTATATTTTCTTTTCGATATTATTCCGCGCTTACTGGCCTCAAGCATTATCGCGTGGACAATATCCGTTTCAGCTTTAGCCATAAATCCTCCATAGCATTTTCTTATCGCAGTAGATTCCCTTTTCCTCGCACATGTGAAATACCCACCCCAATTTATAATTGCACTCCGTCTTAATCCTTAGTAATTCTTCCAGTGTATCGGCAGACCAAATCTCATCGCGTGATGCTCGTCGATAATTCTTAACTTCTCCAGGAAAGATCTCGCCTAATTGGCCCTTCTTGTGCTGTAAAACTTTTTTCCGATCCTCGCGTTCCATTTCGCAATTTGGGCAAATATCAAACTGATCTTCAAAACAAAAAAAGCAAAATTTGCACTGATAAATCGGCGCGGCTCTTTCGCTTTTTCCGTTCGACTTATCCTTATCCGATAAATACCAATTAAATTTATCACATGGCATACCATGCCTAAATATATTACCAGCATGATCTAAGATAAACGCAACTTTTCCCTCTTTATATCGCAAAGCACGCCCCACCTGCTGAAGATATAAGCTTATCGATTTCGTGGGCCGAAGCAAAATAGCCGTTTCCATATCCGGCACGTCAAATCCTTCGCTTACAATGTTGCAGTTCGTAAGCACCTTAATCTTATCCTGACGAAATAAATCTATCGCCTCATCGCGTTCTTTCTTAGACATTTTACCGTCGATGTGTTGTGCAGGGATTCCGGCCCCATTAAACTGTTCACATATATTTTTGCTATGCTGAACATTTGTGGCAAAAGCGATTGCCCTTGTGCCCGCACAAATCTTCTTATAATGCTCTACCGCGTCCCCAGTAATAGAAGGCTGATCCATTACGTTAGCGGCATCCTCAATCTTAAAATCGCCCTGCTCAATTCTTGAATTACTCATATCAGGCGTGAACGGCGCAAAAGCACGATACGGCGACAAAAACTTATTATCAATAAGCCACCGCGTTTCTGGCCCATGCACCATTATATCCGCAACTTTTTTTAGGCCCCGTCCATCCAAACGTCTCGGAGTTGCTGTCAAAAGCAAAACCCAAGCATCATTAAAATGGTTTATACACTTCATCCACCCTTCGGCCATCGCGTGAACGGCTTCATCGACTACAAGCAAATCAATCGGTGGAAGATTTACCAATCTTCTTTGCAAAGTATCTATACTAGCAATCTGAATCTGCCGCTCATAATCAGGTGTAACGCCTGCCACAATTAGGCCATAAGGAATCCCAAAAATATCAAACGTCCTAGCTGTCTGTTCGATTAGTTCCCGTCGGTGAACAGTAAATATCGTTCTACTTCCTTTTTCCAGCGCGGCCTTAATAATATAACTCGCAACGACAGTTTTCCCACTACCCGTCGGCGAGCGCAATAATACCGAACGATGATTCCGCATAGCGGCGCGCGTTTCTTCAACCATTTTAATCTGGTGTGGATATAAAGAAATTGTCATTTCAACCCTATCGGAACAGCGACATACTGACTCACCCCGCTGGCAAATCTCTTAGGCGTCGTGGATATCACCGCCCCATCCAGGCATTTTAATGCGTGCGACCATTTGCCCGGCCATTCCGTGTTATTTAACTTTGACTTAATCCATAGCGCCGTGTTCGACACCAAAATCATGTCGTCCTGCAACATAAACCCGGCATTCCTAAGTGCGCGCTCAGCGGCGGCGAAAGAACAAATACTATTATCTCTAAGCCCAACTACATCTAGCAATTCAGAAACCGTCGCCTTTTTATTCCCAGCACCCATGGAATCAAACTCAACAATACTTTCCATCAAAAAATGCCATAATCTCAAATGCGAACTATCCTCGATAATCTCTTTCTGCTGCGTCCATGTCTGACGCTCAATAAAACTGAGGGCGTTCTCACGCTTAATCAAACCAGCACTGTGAAGCGTATATAAACCTGCCAATATCGGCCCAAGCTGATCGCCCTGCCGACGGCTTGAAAAATAACTAGCTGCCGCATCCGAGAACGTCCTGGCATTGGCTTTAATTACGGGAATAAGATTAACCGTTCTGGATAATAAACCGCCGCGCCATCTCGAAGTAATAACCTCCGTGGCTAATTTCTCTAATTTTAGAAACTTTTCTCGCTCCTGCTGGGCGTCCTTGCTTGGTGTCATTATCTTCAAAATACTCGTGCGCGTTTCATCTGGATTCCGCGTCATGCTCTGGTTAATTGATCCAAAGCAAAAACAACTTCTTGGGCTGTAACTCCGGCCTGTCTGATCCGCTGTGCCTTTATGAATCGGTGCTGCATCCCCGTTAAAACTCACGCGCGCCATATCAAAAACTTCCTGAAGCCTGAGCCTGTCTGGCATATTCTCGGCCTCAGCCTCATCAAAAATAACCGGCAGCGCATCGGATCGCATATTCTGCCTGATCCCCGCCGCCGTTGTTTTGCTCGCAGTCACAAACGCCGTCTTACCCAAAATCCCCTGAATAATGTTTTCAATTACCCATGACTTGCCCGATGTCGCCGGGCCGATAATATAAAGATGCGGCCTATGCAAAAGCGCCCCGCATATCGGCGCAATCACAATCCAGCCAGCCAGCAATTCCGCACTGATGGAATCCTCCCATCTTATGAGTTTGCAAATATCAAGCAATTTTTTCGCTTCCGAAGTCTCTAAACTTTCACCGTATTCAATCCCTGTTGAATGTCGGCGCTCGTAAATATAGTTACTCTCAAAATCTGACAAGTTCATCATCTGACCGTTAACGATCAATTTATCGCCCACGTGCAGAACGCAGCGGCCAGCATCATCCCACGCGCCCGCGCCTCGGCAATTATTCGGATTAAATAATCCAGCATGAAAGCATTTACTGATTAGCATATTAACGGCATTCGTCGTCTCTATGCCCCCCCGATCAGATACCATCCCCATGCTCTGCCACCAATGCAACGGTGCAAGTTGCAATAAACTCGCCGTATTCGTCAGCGAGCCGCGCGATATTCCGTGAACCTGCTTACTCAAATACGAATAAAAAAAGAACTCATCCCCATCATATCCAAGCACCCGAAAGAAATTACCCTTTTCATCTGGCTCATGAGCTGGCTCGCCATAATCGGGATAATTAGGCTCGCTTTCCTTGGGTTTAATAAATTCCAGCGAGCATCCTTCAGATTCTGCGTCTGCAGCATCCCAGCCACTATCCCCTGAATTAGGAATAATATAACCACGCCCCAAGAAATCCCTAATATATCTCGCCGCCTTCCGGCCCGCGTCGTCATCATCAGGCCAGATCACAATCTCTGAATAACCCTTATTCTTCAGGGTAGCAAAGTCCGCATATTTCACTGCACCAGCACCGCCAGGCCATGAAACCACGCTGTATTCTGGTAGCAACCTGCGCGCAGCATCAGCTGCCTTCTCGCCCTCCACGATAAGCACCGGCCCCGGTTTCAGCATCTCTAATCCATATAAAATTCGCGGCTTCGGAAACGACTTGCAAACCCATTTCAGGCCATTCCATTTCCAAGGAAAAAACTCTTTTTTCTTATCAGGAAAATCATACCGCGTGACGCAGCCAACAATTTTACCCGATTTATTTCTGTAAAACCAAAATAAATCGCATTTCCCGAACTTCGGATGTAGTGGCACATAAACATCATCAGGGGCTTCCACAATCGGCTCGATCAGATCAGGCGGTAAATCCCTTATTTTCGCAATCGGAGCGTCCACGCCGCCTAATATCGCAGCAGCCTCGCCCATTTTAATACCCTTGTGCATGGCGTAAACGGAAATTAAATCACCGCCCGACATCTCAGAAGCAAAATCAGCCCATTTCCCCGTGCGAATATTTATTGACAGGCTTTCCCCTGCATCACCCGCAATATTGCCGATTCGAAACTCGTTGCCATGCAGCTTGCCGGCAGGAAACCATGAAAAAAGTATTCCCGGAGCCTGGGCAATTAAAGCACCAGCCAGCCCCTGAAAATCAATTTTGTTCATTCGAATCCAACCATTGCGTTAGTATTAAAATAAGAAATGCACGCATAGATAGTAACCTGGATGCAGCGGCCATTTTTAGCCTGCGGTGCAGATCCACCCCTAAGTCAACAAAAACACCCTTCATGTTACACCTTCCTCACGCCCTTTCATGCCATTCCCAGGCATTTCTCAGGCTAGGCGACTCATATAAAAAGTATAAATACATCATAAATTTTGTCAATTAGGGGCGGTTTGTAACAAATATTTATTACAAAATAACGCTTAAGTCATTGAAATCATTGGATTGTTATTTGTAACAGAAAATATCGAGAGACACTATAGCGTATATGTTAGTACTCACTCACTAAATTGGACTGATTCACTTAGCTCTATTTTACTATAGGGGGCTATCCTTATTATATTATATTACTTTATTACAAATAATAATAATAATAAGGGAAATCAAAGGGTTAGTGGTGTAATAATTTTGTAATAATGATGTAATAGTTGTAATAATCTGCTCGCGGGTTGCCCTCACCACGAATCACTGCTAGCATCCTTCCATGAGCGAAAACCCAATCTCCGATGCCATCCACGCCGTCGAACACCTGGCGAAAGAAGCAATCCATGCACTTGAAAATCTCGTTGGCCTTGAGCCAGCTCCAACTCCGGGCAGCGAGCCTGATCCTGCAACGGACTCGCCTGCTGGTGCTCCGCCTGAACAACCCGTGCCTGCGCCGGCGACTGATGCAAGCGGTGGAAACCAGCTATCTGACGTGCAGGGTGTTCTAGCTGCTGATCCTACTGCTGCCGCTGATCCTGCCACTGATCCTAGCACACCAGAAACGGCCCCTACAGAGCCGGAAGCATCGGCGGCCACTTCCGAAACTCTCACCAGCGAGCCTCCTAGCGCATCCTAGGGGCATGCCATGGCCGGACGTAGGACTAAACTCTGCACAAGGTGCCAAAAAGAACCCAATATGCCCCACAGCTCCTACTGCCGCACCTGCCAGCGCGCATACGAATCAGAACGGCGCGCACGGTTGAAAAATCCAGAGTCCGAAATCGTTAATAAAATACTCGATCAAGATGGCTAAAGTTGGCCGCCCAACTGATTATAAACCCGAATATGCAGAACAGGCTTTCAAGTACTGCCTTCTCGGCGTTAAAGACAAACAACTTGCACAGCTTTTAGATGTAAGCGAGCAAACTTTAAATAGTTGGAAAGAAAAACATCCAGAATTTCTTGAGTCATTACTTGCCGGCAAAGAAAAAGCTGATGCAAATGTTGCGCTTGGTCTTTACAACAGAGCAAAAGGTTACGAATACGAAGAAGAAACTCCAATAAAGGTAAGAATAGGCAAAGACAAAGAAGAAATAGTCATAGTAAAGTCAAAGAAAATCGTGCCCACAGAGACTAGGGCGGCTGAGTTATGGTTGCAGAATCGGCAGAATAGCAAGTGGCGGAATCAGCAAACCGTTCAGATCGAATCACAGTCAGCTGAAGCCATAGCGGGCGCGATGGGCGCGTTTGCGGCTATGCTGCAGGAAAGCGCGAAGGCTAAGCTGGTTGCTGGCGAAGTTATAGAGGGGGAATAAGCCCGCGTGTCACGCACGGGCCTTTGTGGTTAGGCTGCCTTGCCAGCTTTAAGAATCTTGTCGGCGGCGGCATAAACCTTGCCGAAGCGTACTTTTTCGAGACTCGTGTCTTGCATCCAAGACTGGATGTACTGCCGGCTATAATCTAGGCCGTCTGCAAGCCCTAGTGCTGCGCTTACGAGATAGGCTGTAAGTTCGGCCTCCACTTCTTTGACTGATCGGACAAGTTCTCCTGAGTCCGCGAGCTGTGCGCCGTCATGCAAGAGACAATGCGCGAGCTCGTGGAAAGTCGTTTTTGTCGGGTCGCTTGCGATAGGGTTGATTGCGATAACCTGTTTGTCCGGCTTAGCGTATCCTTGGCAGTTGCCGTCTACCATTGCATATGGCTCTTGCGTGATGCCTAGGCCAGCAAGGGCGGTTGCGATGGCAAAGCCTGGTATGGGTTCGGGGGTGTATTCCGCGCCGTCCGTTTGGCTAAGGCCAAACCAGTTTTTGCGAGCGACGAAGATTGTTTTTGCCTTGTCGGGGTTGGCCTCATCTTTGATTGTTACCGGCATAATCAGGGAGATTGCTTTCTCACCTTTTCTGACCTGGCGGCCTAATGCAAGCCAGCCCTTGTAAGTATTGATCGGCTCAGGCGTGGGCAGTTGCCATTCGGCGAGCCATTGATTCCCTAAGCTGTACCGGTGGAAGCTTGAGTAACAGGCGTTAACCTTTCCTGGCTGAGTGCTGCAGCGGCGATTTTTTCATAGTCGATTTTGGCTGATTCGGTCATCTTACACCGCCTTATTGATTGCTGCGCGTGCAATATTGTGGATCCCGTCGCTCATCGTCATCTGATCCAGGGAGCCATCCTCTGCCACGTCAAGGATGGTTTTTAGTGCTTCCAGCAATTCAGGCGCCGCGGCGATTAAGCGGGCGTTTGCTTCTCTCTCCGATTGCGTATCAAAAGCACTTTTCATGGCCTTAATCCCGCGTCACAAACACGTGCACGTTGCAATCAGGAAAACCGCCCATAACCATCTGACCGCGCCAGCCCATTTTGGCGCATAGTGCCTTAGCAGCTGATATGTGGTTTTCGTCACTATCCAGCTCGTAAGCATAGTCTAACACGATTTGGTTACGGTCGCCGTCACTGGCTTCTATCCGTGAGCCGCGGTAGTCAGTTGGCCCTAGATAGGTGGTTTTAATTGCTTTCATAGTCTTTGTCTCCTGGTTGTGGTTGGTTTGTGTTGTCATGTTAGGCCGCCTTTCTAGCGTGGTTTGTTGTAGCGCAAGCCGTCATCCGGCGAGACAAACCACTTTTTCAAACGGCCTGTTTTCAGGTTGATGCACTCATGTATAGTAAATTCCCGATAATGGATTGCACCGTGTCCAAAACATATTTCGCCCAGCGTTGCGTTGCGCCAATAAACAAAATTGGTCGCCTTTTCTGGTTTGAATGGGTTGAACATGGCGGGTTGCCCCTGGTTGTGGTTAGTGGTTAGGCGGGCGTGATTGCCCTATGCCCCTATATAATCATAACCAAATCACTTTGTCAACACTTATTTTATAAAAATAAAAGAGGGGGCGGAACTCTAGTAAAAAACGGCGCGCACAATTTACCACGTTTTCTAGCTACAAACGACATATTACCCTTTATTTCCAATGACTTAATGGTGCGCATGAATAGTCCGATTGAGTATATCCCGCCACATGGAGGACGGAGTGCATTCGGATTTGAGGCGACATTATTACCAGCTAATATTTTAAAAAAAGTTCTTGACTTATGTTTTATATGTGATTATAGTGAGGATATAGGGCAATCAAGCCCGCCAACAAGGAGATAAAGCCATGCAACACGCAATAGCAGAAAAACGGATTGATATAGTCCGCCACATTATCGGCCAAGGTTACGGCACCGATTGTGAGAATCCCTATATCTGGTCAAGCAATAATTCCGATATGTTCGAGTTCGGCGCATGGTTGCGCAATACGGGGCGGCCAAATCTGGCGCAATGCGTGATATCCGCCACTAGCCGCACGATCAAAACAATGGGATTCGGGAATTATAAAATTTCCTGGAATAAAGAGCAAATTCAATTTGAGCGCGTTTTTAACGATTAAGGGGATCGAAAATGGAAAACTGGAATCTTTTACTAATCAAAACAGGCGCAAAATCGTATGACGTGATTATGCCCGACAATATCGGCAACTTGCCGCTAGCACCGGGCGGCGCGGATGGTTTCCGCGTGCAATGGCCCGTTAATCCGCATTTTACAGGTATAAGCATGATCCTTGATTTGCTAAAAACCTATGCGGGATTTGAAACCTGCAAATTCACGGAGAGAAAGGCGGTGCAAGCATGACTCGCATCAGCATCCTAACGCATCTGGCGTTCGCCGCCCTGATAGCGGCGATCACATGGCAAGTCGCGGTTGAGCATACGCAGCTTCGCGAATATCAGGCCAATGAAGGCAACACCAAACTTGTCGCGCTGGCTATGTCCGGCGCGGCCATGAAAGGAAAATAAACCATGACTAAACTACTCCTAATCTGCACCCTGCTACTCGCTCCCCTGCCCGCGCTCGCAAGCACTGCTTGTGATCGCATGGTTAGCGCTGCTGTGGCTTCTCACTTCGGCGATCCAAATATCGGTACTGTGCTCTGGCGGATCCGGCAAGAGTGCGAGGCTGCCGGCGCGCAAGCAACCCTGCAAGCGGAGTCGCAGCCTCAGCCGCCGGTTTATCACTGCACCGATGGACTGACTCCGGGTGACGTGGTATGTCAGCCGGAATGACTGGCGAGCAACTGAGACACCTACGATTTCAAGCCGGCTATTCCACAAAAGGTTTCGCCGCTCTAATCGGACTCAAGGACGCGCGCAATCTTCGGAGGTGGGAAGCTGGATCGCGGCCTATCCCCGCCCCTATCGTGGCAAAGATTCTTGATGTACTCTTGAGGGATGCCAGAGCCAGAGTATAAATTCGACGAGCAACCACAATGGATGCAGGACGGACTCAATCACATTAAAGAATGGCTGAACCTGGCTAGGCGCGAGCAGTTGCCGCCCATGGATTTCTGCACCAATGGCGGAAGCAGATATAAATGGTTTCTGTGCGGCGGGCGTTCTGGCGGTAAAACCCGAAGCGGCGCAGAGACTACTTTCTGGTGGGCTTTCACAGAACCTAAGTCTCGCTGCGCTGTAGTCGCGCCAACTGCATCAGACCTTGAGCGAGTATGCTTTGAGGGCAATTCGGGTCTAATCAGTGTGATACCGCCATCGTGCATCGAGAAATATAACAAAACGGATCATATCATCATTCTAAAAAATGGGTCAGTGATTGAAGGATACAGCGCGGAAAAACCATCACGACTGCGCGGGCCACAGTTTAACATGGCGTGGTGCGACGAATTGGCCGCTTGGAATGACGGGCGCGAAGTAAACAGCAACAGCACAGAGATGGACGATATCAGGGATCGCGCGGTTTACACGTGGGAAATGCTTAACATGGCCGTGCGACTTGGTGAGAATGTCAAATACGTTCTTTCTAGCACGCCCAAGCCCACTGAACTAATCAAGAGTCTTTACTACGATCCCGAAGTCATCGTGACGCGGTTTTCGACTTTCGCCAATCGTAAAAACTTGGCGGAAAATTACTTCAAGAATCTTTTGAAACATGAGGGGACGCGGCTCGGACGGCAAGAGTTATATGCCGAGCTTTTAGAAGGTGCTGAGGGTAGCATTTTCAACCGCGCTGACTTCCTGCTATGGGCTTTCAAGAATCCGTTGCCGACTTTTGACTACATCATCCAGTCTTATGATACTGCCTTTACGGAAAAGACGATCAATGACCGGACTGCCTGCACTACTTGGGGAATGTTTGTGCATCCGAAGCGCGGAAGCTGCGCGATGCTTCTTGACTGTTGGGCCGCGCATCTTGGTTACCCTGATTTGCGCGAAAGGGTGCTGGATGAGTATGAGCGCTGCGTATTCGGGGAGTATGATAAATCTGTGGATCTGGTTTTGATTGAGGAAAAGGGTAGCGGGATTAGTTTGCTTCAGGATTTGCAGAAAGAGGGCTTGCCTGTGATGGCGTATAATCCTGGCAGTAAGTCTAAGTTCGAGCGCGCCAATCTGGTGAGCTATCTTCCTGTGCATGGGAAGATTTATGTGCCTGAGGGCAAGGATCTTGTGACTGGTGTGGGGAGCCAGAAGCCGACTTCATGGGCTAATGAGATGATTACGGAGCTGTGCCAGTTTACGGGTAAGCAGCGTTCGCGAGATGACTACGTGGATTCGGCGGGCATGGCATGGAAGTTTTTGCTAGAGCAGGGATACTTCGCTGGCGAGCATAAGCAGACTGAGGATGATTATGAGGATGATTACCAAGAGTCGGCTGGTAATCCTTATGCTGCATAGCCTGATTGCCATGACTACAGATTTTATACTATCCATGCAGGGATGGACGATGAAGAACCACAATTCAACGCGGTTGAGAACGATGACGGCTCGGCGACTGTAATGACAGCGCCGCCACCGGATGAGGTAAAGGAAAAACACGGGTTTTATACTAACCTGGCCACGGTGCTTGATTCGTGGATGCTGTCCGATGCCGCCAGCGATCTGATTGATCTGATTGAGGATGACAAGAAATCCCGCGAGCGCAGGGACAAGCAACAGAAGGATGCGCTTGAGCGTTCGGGCGTTGCTGGCCCTGCACCTGGCGGCGCTGATTTTCAAGGTGCGAATAAGGTTACGCATCCCGGCTTGCTTTCGATTGCCATGGATTTTGCTGCGCGCGCCACCAAGGAACTACTGCCGCCTGGCGGCCCTGTAAAACCAGAGATTGAGGAGCCAG